ATGCCATGAATATGCGCAGCATCGGTACCCTAGCCCTCCTGTGCTACGACCTCTGTCAGAGACCCGGAGACATGCGCCAACTGCGCTGGAGCCAGTATAAAGAGGGTACCTTCACTTTCTCACAGGAAAAGACCAATACGGAGGTGTCCATACCAGCCTCTCCAAGGCTTCAGGAGCGTCTCAGAGAGGTCTACAGTATGGGTGGTAGCGCCTATGAGGAGATCGTCGTCTGTGAGGCCACTAGGAAGCCCTACGACAGGCGTTTGTATGCGAAATGGGCTGTTAAGGTACGGAATCACGCTAAATTGCCCTCTAAACTGCAGCTGAGAGACCTCCGCCGTACTGGAGCAACTGAGATGGCTGAGGCTGGCTGCACTGAGGATGAGCTCAGGTCAGTCACAGGGCACCAGAGCCGTGATGTACTCAGTATCTACGTCCGTCCGACTAAAAAACTGGCGATTGCTGGTATCAACAAGAGGTTCCAGAACAATGGCTAGACCAATGTATGAGTGTAGTGAGGATTGGAAGAAGGAGAGAGCGGCTATTTCAGTGCTGGAAGAGCACTTTAAGGCTATCGGCTTCAAGCTACCGATCAGCTACGGCGTAGATTACGCCTTAGTGGGCAAGGGAGACCGCATCCTTGCCTTTTTTGAAGTAAAAAGTCGTTGCAATCACAGTGATAGGTATGAGAGTCTCTTCATCTCAGCCCTGAAGCGTATGAAAGCGTTAGAGTTATCCGCTGCGACAGGAAGGCCCTGCTACATACTGGCGGGATATACAGACGGTATATACCTCGTCAATTTTGATGAGAAGCCTTCCAAGACTACGCTTGCTGGCAGGACTGATCGAGGAGATTCAGCAGACATGGAGCCTTGCGTTCACTACAGCAAGGAACAGATGAAGCTGATCTCCAACATCAACGTACATGAATTGATACAGGGGATTGCAGCATGAGTGAGCAAACTAATTTTGATATCTGGGCCGGTTACGGTGACGTGGACTCTGCCTTCATCGCTATGTGTGATGCAATGGAGGTTCCACCGACTGGGCCGTTCAGGAAAGCACTGTTTGATGTGTTTGAGATTGGCTACAACATCGGGTGTCTACACACTGCCCGTATCGTTGTAGAAGATGCAGCAGAAGAGCGAGAGGCTGCATAAGGTGTCTAAATCTGTCCGACCACAACCTTTTTACTTCGTGCGTTCTCAGGCAGTGGAAGGATAGATCTTGCGTGTGGTGGGCCCCGCCACTAAGACAAAAAGGGGCAACTACTTCGTGCTATAGCAAGTGTCATAGCAGGGAAGTGCAAACAAATATCAACACATACAAAAAGACCGGCCGAAGCCGGTTTTTTATTGTTTGTTTAGAGGAAGTTGGTTGCGGGAGTAGGATTTGAACCTACGACCTTCAGGGTATGCACTTATTAAGCCTTTTCAGTGACTTACAAGGTACCGAATGTAGTTGGCGTCATACCTAGTGCTATTATTAGTGTCATATTTATGCACTAGCTATTGACGAATCTGAATTCTCATGGTAAAAAAGCGAGGCCGCTCCGGGGCCGAGCCCCCCTATAGGGAACAAGAAGGGTGTATGTTCAATAGAAGCGAACAGCTAGAGATCCTGAACAAGATCAAGATCAAGGACAATGAGACCAAGAGGATCAACTGTCCTTTCTGTGGTGGTAAGTACACCTTCACCCTCTCCAAGAGAGATGGTGGCCTAGTCTGGAACTGCTACAAGGCGAGCTGTTCTACCCGTGGAGGGACACGAGTTGATCGTTCCTTGTCCTCGATCAAAGACAAGCTATCGAAAGCCAGCGTAAAAGAGATTCGTAAGCAGCTCCCGCTTCCAGCAATGACATCTGATCCACGTAAGCATCCAGAGGTCATGCACTACTTGGAGACCGTACACGTCTCTGCAGCATTCCTTCGTGGTGATGTAGAGGTTCGATACGATCCAAAGGAACATCGGGTGCTGTTCTACATGAATAATGGCACCGGATGCGTAGGGAGAAGTCTCTATCCGAATGCAAAGCCTAAGTGGAAAGCCTTTGGTGATACCTCGGGTATCTTCACTTGTGGCTCAGGTAGTACCGGTGTTGTCGTAGAAGATGCAGCCTCAGCTTGCGCAATAAGTGTGCTAAGTGACACTACTGGTGTCGCTTTATTAGGCACAAACATAAGTCCGTTACAAAAAGTTCAACTAAGATCCTTTAAACGCCTTATTATTTCCCTTGACAAGGACGCAAGTAAGAAGGCAATTATGTTATTACGCAAACTGAACGGGTTCGTGCCGACCACCATCAAGTTCCTGCAAGAGGACGCCAAGTGGTTGGAACCCGTCGAATTAGAGGGTCTTTTTGATGAAAGCACGAGGAATTGTCATTATTGACTATGAGCTACCGGGAGGGTTCATAGAGGCAGCAGAAGAGCAACAGAAACTACAGAAGCTGGTCGATGAATTAGTCCGAGGTAACCCACGAGTCATATACCATGAGGTGGACGTCCGTGAGCGGAGGGGAAACCAGAAGCCTGACCTAAAGAAGATGAAGATAAGGATCAGTTAACGGGAGAGAGGCAGAAGGCGGCATCTATTATTACTAGAACCATGTCTAAGCCTAAGTTACTGATCTAGAACGACTACTCTAACACGCACACCTCGTATCTACGTAGAAAGCCCCAGCGTTTTGCTAGGGCTTTTTTTATTGCGGCCTGCGGCCTGCATACTCAGTAGAGTTAGCGTGACTGCCTTAACCATTTTGTTCGTGCTTGTATTAGTGTCACAACTGGAGTACAGTTGGGCGTTCCTTAAACACGCACTGAGCACTAGCAAATGGATAATCAGCTACTCAAAGCATTATTAATCAATGACTTTTACCTTAAAAACAAAGCGAATCTCTCCCGCCAACTTTTTGAAGATGAGCATCAAGACCTCTACGACGTCATCGTAGAAGCCCAAGACAAATTCCAACATGACTTGAACAGCTACGAGGTACATGCCCTGTGGCTCAAGGCCAATCCCGTAGCTACTCGTGCTGAGAAGGAGGCCATCAAGTCCATCATCGAAGACATCGATGAGATCCCTCCCCTTTCCCAAGACGTAGCTACAGAGGTGCTGAAAGACCTGTGGAAGCGCTTCATTGGCCAGAAGGTAGCCAACCTCGGCATTGAGATCAGTGAAGGCAACGACACTGCGATGGAGCGTCTGGATAAGCTACTGGAGCGTAGCAAAGATGGCTTCATGCCGGACGACTTCGGTGAGCCTACAACGACTGACATTGAAGAGCTCCTCGCCATCACCAGTGATGATGCCCGTTGGCAGTTCAACATCGAGACACTAAGCCGTCAGGTCTACGGCATAGGCCCCGGGGAGTTTGGTGTCGTATTCGCACTACCGGAGACAGGTAAGTCTGCCTTCGTCGTAAGCCTATGCGCTGGGCCTAATGGTTTCTGTCAGCAAGGGGCAAAGGTGCTCTACCTCGGTAATGAGGAGAAGACCTCCCGTACTATGCTCCGTGCCATGCAGGCATGGTCTGGCATGAACAAGGATGCGATCATCAAAGATCCTCGCTCTGCCCGTACCAAGTTCCTCGCTATCGAAGATCGCCTGATCATGAATGACATTCAGGATTGGGATCTGACTAAGATCGAAGCCTACATCTCCGCACAGAAACCGGATGTGTTGGTTATTGACCAAGGCGATAAGGTACACATTTCAGGAAACTACAGTGCCTCCCACGAAAGACTTCGTGAGTTGTACCGCTCCCTCCGTGAGGTTGCGAAGCGTTACAACTGCGCACTGCTTACTGTCTCTCAAGCCAGTGCAGACGCCAAAGGACGCACACGTCTTTCACCCTTCGACATGGAAGGATCGAAGATTGGTAAGGCGGCTGAGACTGATCTGATCATTGGCATAGGTAAGCATGAAGCTGGGGATGTCGATGACAGTGAGCCGGATACCACTCGCTACCTGACCGTATCCAAAAACAAGCTGTCCGGCTGGCACGGCACAATCATCTGCAACATTCAGCCGGAGATTTCTCGGTACGTCGCGTAAGGGGTGCGCAATAATGAAAATAATTATCGTAGACTTAGAAACAACGGTTCAAGATAACCAAGGATCTAAAGACAACAGTCCGTATAATCCTAAGAACCGGATCGTATCCGCTCATTGGCAGACCATCGAAGATGGAAAAGCTACTGGCGTACATAACAGGGTTTTCTTCCACAATGAGAAGGCTACCCCGGACTCTCCACAAGACTTGATCGATGATCTACAGACATCGGATTTGCTGGTTGCACATAATGCCAAGTTCGATGTTTCGTATCTGCTAGAAGCAGGCTTTCCGCTACCACCAACTGTCTGGTGTACGATGATTGGCGAGTACATTCTTGCCAAGGCCCAGCGCAAAGGACTCTCACTAAAAGACACTGCAGAGCGTTACGACGTTACTCGTAAGAAGTCTGAGCTCGTTGATGAGCTGTTCAGGGGCGGTACAGGCTTTGAGGCCATGCCCCTCGACGTTGTGCTTGAGTACGCTGAAGCAGACGTCATCTCCTGTGCTGAGATCTATCTGACTCAAGTCGATCTACTGATTGATCCGCATTACTCCAGCCTGCCACCCGTATTCACTCTGATGAACGAGATGCTGCTCTTTCTCGTGGAGATTGAACGCAATGGCATCCGTATCGACATGGATACATTGCTTGAGGTGGAGCAGGACTTCCTCAAGGAGAAGGCAGACATTGAGAAGCGATTGGATGAGATTGTCCGTGATGTCATGGGCGATACCCCAATCAACCTCAACTCCGGGGCAGATATGACCAAGGTGGTCTATTCCCGTGTGATCCTGAATCGGGACTACCACAAGCGTGCCTTCAATATCGGCACAGACCATCGTGGTAAGCCTCTACACCCACCACGCATGACGCCTCAGCAGTTTGCTAACACCGTACGCAAGAGTACTCGTCGTGTGATGCGTACTGTGGCCTACCACTGCGATAGCTGCAAAGGTACGGGCAAGATCCATAAGATGAAGAAGGATGGCTCTCCGTATAAGAACGCAACCAAGTGCCCAAACTGTGATGGTAACGGCTACGTCTACATGGAGACGGGTCAGGTTGCGGGTCTAAAGCTGATCCCGGAGGGGCCGCAGGACGCCAGTATTAATGGCTTCAAGACGGATAAGGCCAC